AAGTTCACCTGGGTGTCAGGGTAAGCCGTGGTGTCTGCAAATTCGGGGAAGTCCGCGCGGAACGTCGCCGCATCGGTCATGGATTATGCCTCGACCGCTGGCTTGCTCAGCTGCATAGCGGGCAGTTCGGTCACCTCATGCGCCGGCTTCGGATCGTCCTTGGTGGCAATGGCGAGAGCCTGCTTGGCTGAAGCCGCGATGGACTCCTGGATCTTTTCCTCGACCGCACGCTGGCGCGCAGCATCCTCGGCAGCCTTTGCCGCGGCTTCGTCAGCCTGGCGGGCGGCTTCAGCGGCGGCTTCCTCTGCCAGTTTTTCGCCCTGAATGCGACCATATTCCAGGCTGTCAGGCTTTGGATCGGTTTCGAAACCAACAACGTGAGCCTTGACGTACCAGTGGTCTGCAAATTCCTTCTCGACGATTTGCACGCCGGCCTCGAAGGCCTTGACCTTGCCGTCGTCCAGGGTGAGCAGGAACGAGCGTGCGATATTCAGTTTGGGCATCTTCATCTCCTCGTGGGGTGATGGGTGGGTAGCCGAAGCCACCCACCGCAAGCTTTCGGCTTAGATGCCGTCTGCGTAGCCAACCGTTTCCGGGTAGCGAGCCTCGATCTGACCGAGACGACCGAAATAGGTCGTGATCTGGTAGAGCGAGCGATACTCCAGAGGAGTGCGCTGCAGCGGGACCATCGGGAAGCGGACGTACTTCGGATCCTTGGTGTAGGCCACCATACGGTCGGTCGAACCAGCGCCGCGGCCCGGGAGCCACTTCAGCGGCTGAATGTTCAGCGGCTTGCCGTTGATCTGAAGCGACAGCGAGTTCTGACGAAGGAACTCGAGGATCGAGATGTTGCCGGCCGAGCTGACCTTCTGGGAAACCAGATAGCCAAACTGTGCGGGAGGAAGGCGAAGATCCGTCGGAGCCTGAGCGTAACCGGAAGCGGCCCAGACAGAAGACAACAGCGTGTTGACGTCAGAGAGGATCTGGTCGGCGGTCTTGTTGATCCACAGCGGAGAGCTGCCGGTACCGGTGCTTGGAACGTTCGTCGGGGTGACGGCCGCGAGGTTCACCAAACCATAGCAGTTCGGCAGCACGGAGTCGCCGATATAGACCTGCTCGTCGATGTCCATCTGATGCTTGAGGTTCAGACCGTCAAGCTTCTGGGTATCGATTGGGCGGCCGAGCTTGATGGCCGATTCCAGTTCAGGAATGGTCCAAGAGAGCTCCATGCCCCACAGGTTCAACGGCTGCGGCGTCTTACCGATGTCGAGGGCGACGGACGAGATGGCGTTGGCAGACTTGCCTACCCATGCCTTGCCGTTCGGATTGATGCCGCCGGCAGCGGCAAAGCTCGAGTTGGTGAACGACGCGACTTCGTCAGCAATGGTGACGTCTTCGCGAAGGTCGACGTCGCGCGACCAGGTGTAGGCAACCAGCGGCTGGTTGATGGTCGGATCGAGGCGCTCGAGCTCGCCGATAAGGAACGAGCCAGCGCTGTCGAGAGTAGCCTGGTCATAGGTGGTCATTGCATCACGCGTGCGAACGCGGATGAGACCGGGAGCGGCAAGCGCCGCCACACCGGACAGTTTACGATCGTGGAACATATATGTCTCCGATGAAGACGGCATTGCCGCCGAGTTTGGTGGGCGTGGGGCATTACTGCCCCGTTGCCGTCCGTCAGATGTTGTAAGCGACTTCGGCGTTGGCGTTGGCGTCAGCCGGGCCCATGAAGACGAGGCCAGCCGGTGCAATCGTCTCGGAACCGGCCAGAACGACGGTGACGTCGAATCCGTCGGTGGCGATGAAGACGGTGGCGCCCTGAGTGACGACGACCTTGATCTGGTTGGTGATCGTTACCGAGTTGCCAGTCGCGCCTCCGATCGTGTAGTCGCCGAGGACAACGCCGGTTGGATCGGTGAGGCGAACATTGGTCGCTGTGGTGAAGCGTAGCGTGTACAGACCCGCCTTGGCATTGGCCTGTACCGGTGTGGTGACGTCAGGAACGTTCGTGCCGTTACCGGTATTGGCGCCCGATGCCTTGACAGCCGAGACCGCAGAAGCGGCGCCGGAAGCAGCACCTTCGATACCGCCGATTGGCTTGCCGCCAGATGCGTTCGCAACGCGGACGTATGCCTGGGCACCCTTGACGACGGTCGCGCCACCATTGAGCTTTACGCTCATGTAGCCGCGCTTCAGAATGTTGCCGACGCTGCCGTCCTGCGGAGGCGTGCCAACGCCGAGACCATCAGAGGAAGTTGCGCCGGTTGGGTATGGACGAACCAGAAGGCCGACGAACGCGGTCGCGGCTTCGGCGCCGACGAACGGTACATAGAGGCCGCTGCCGTTAAGCTTGGCCGGAAGGCCGTATGCGGAGAAAGGAGCAGCAGACGACATCAGGCCCGGTTCGACCGTCGCCTGACCGTGGCTGCGCGAGATGTCACCGGGAATGCCAGCCGGCATGCGGAGAAGAAAAGAAGTCATGTCAGAGGTTTCCCTTACTTGCGGTTCCAAAAATCCGCATTGCGCTTGTTGATGGCGGTGATGGAATGCACATCGTCATCTCTGGTCGCGCGGTCGCGAGTTGCTGCGCCGCCGTTGTTGCCGATCTTTGCGAGTTCGGACGAGCCATTGAAGATGAGCTTCACGGCATCGCAGGTCATCTTCGCGAAGTCGGCGGAATCACTGGTGACGAACGGCGATAAGTGCTTGCGCATGCCGTCGTTCTTGAATGCGACGCCGAGAGCCTTGCGGCGCAGGGCGCACATGCTGTCAGTCGTCTTCTTGGGGTCGGACTTGGCATCGAAGGTCGGAAGCTTGACGCCAGGTGCGAGGATCTCGGCGCGTGCGAGCGTGTCCGTGAACTCGGTCTTCAGCGAAGCGCTGTCACCGGTCTTGGCACTGGACTTGTCGTCCTTTTCCTCGTCTTCCTTGTCGCCCTCTTCGCTGTCCTCGTCAGAGGTAGCTTCGGTGGACGGGCCGGCTTCGATCTTGGCAAGGCGTGCGCCGATGGCTTCGATGGAGGCAGCCAGCGCGGCAAGCTGAGCAGCAACGCCCGTTTCGGCGTCGGGATCGCCGTCATCTTCGGTGGTGGCTTCAGGTTCAGCCTCATCGGCCTTGGCCTGCTTCACCTCGATAACGATGCGCTGGGGAGCGTCTTCGCCGTCGTCGGCCGCCTTCTGGGCAGCATCCATTTCTTCATTGAAAGCCGCTTCGTCGTTCGCCTTGAACGCGGTGCGGATGCGATCCCAGACGGTTCGCTTTACCATTGGTGTTTCCCTTTCTACAGGAATAGTTCGTTTGTCGCCGATGGCGCACCTTGGTCCGCAGCGCCCCTGCTCTACGAGGGCGACGTGGTTACCGATGATATTGAGCTGACGACCGCGGCCGGGCTCAATCTGCTCGTAGTCGGCTTCATAGCCGCACGAGACTTCACGCTTGCCGCTCTTCACGTCGTCGATGGCAGATGCATCTTGGATGATGAGATCAGCCAATAGAAAATCGGCCATGTCGCCATCGCCGCGTCTGACGTTATTGACGACTCCGACTGCAAGCGTGCGCCAATTGATCGGCGTTACGTCCTCGTCGGGGTGATCGTTGGTGACCGGCTTACCCATGAACGATGCCATGGTCTCCGGCCGAAATACTTGGTCCTCGTCGCGTGTGACGCGAATGATGCCATCCCCGGAGGGATCGACTGGCACCTCGCCGGCCGCGTACAACATCTCGCCGACGCGTGCGATCGGGACCGCCTCGCAGACGAGGAAGCCCTCAGGCGTCAAGCGCTGCGTCTCACCGACAACCATTGGCGCATAGAACGTCAATCGTGTCGGTTCAGCTTCGTCGTAGAAAGAATGGCGAACTACCTGAGCGGACGTCATTATTTGTCCTTGTCGTGTCGGCACGGCTATGCCATCGTGAATTGATGTCATTGCCGAAATTCACGCCTGATGAATTGGCCGAAGACCTGGACACTATGGCCAGCGAAGTCTTCGTTTTGACGTTTCCTGAAATACCGAAGGATGAGACGATCGCCGGGGAAGCCGCGGCGTACATTCGATCGGCAACCGAGTTGCTGACCGACATCGCTGAAGACGGCGGCAAGTTCGCTGATCGCGCTCGCGCCGTCATTACTCGTCGGGGATAACCGGCTCTGGATAGCAACGGCAGTTCGGAAACTCTCCCGCGTGACCAACCATGCCGTCAAGCGTTGGTGGCACCTCCCAAGCAACGTATTTTCCAGCCATAGCCTTGTGGGATGGCCTGACGTCGCTGTCGCCAGCGGTACGCCAGATATAGCCCTTGCTGCCCACGTGCTCAGCTCGTGCCCGCGTCAGTTCTGTCGCCGTGCGGCTGACCTCCGTGCGAGCGATCGTATTTGCCTTGCTCTTGCTCACCTCGCCGGTGCGCATGATCTCGGTGGCGATCTCGCTTGCGCGCTTGCCATCCGTGATGCCCTCGATCGTGAGCTTGTGCACGCGTTCGGCCGCATCGATCGGCATAGACTTGATCAGTCGGACCTGTTCAGCGAGGCGCGCTCGCATGACCTGGCCGGTTGGCGCCGTGGCGATCTCCTCACGAAGACCACGCCCCATGCGCTGCGAGACTTCCATCCACGCCTTGCGATCACGTGCGGCCACTTCCGTGACCATCCGCATGGCAACCGACTTTGCCCAACCTTCGATGATCGAACCGTAACGCCGGAGCGCTTCCGAGACCTGAGAGGCAGATGATGTGTCGTTCGGATCGTAGACGCCTTTGACGATGTCGCCGATGTGGCGGGCTACCTTGCGAAGGCGGCCCGCGTATTCCTTTTCGACACGTCTGGCATTGAAAAACGCCTTACCAGCTTCAGTCGCTTGCGACCTGTCGCGGGTCGACCTGCCGCTGATTATCATTTCTCACCGCTAGTCTTGATTGACGTTGCCGGCTCGGCTTCGGACTGCTCCTGCTCGACTGGATCGTTGTCGGGCTGGTCGCCTTCGGGTGTGTCGCCCTCTGGATCGTCAAGCAATCCTTCGGTGCCTGGGGGCATGTCGCCTTCCGCATCCTCGATGTCCTCATCGGAAATATTCGAGAAGATGCCAGTGACGTCGGCCGATTGGCGCAACTCCTTGAGAGCGGCTACGCGCGTGATGATGCCATCGGTAAAGACGCCAGAAACCGCCGTTGCGATGACCTGTGCTGTCTCCGCCCGTTCCTTCTCGCTCAACTGCCAAAGCGGGTTGAACCGAAAATTGAAGCCTGACGGCGGCTCAGATCCGAACTCGGATCGATAGAGCACGTTGAGCAACGTCGTAAATGGCAACCTGAGGCGCCGCTCCTGCTGCGCTGCGATGCTATCGTAATAGTTCCGCAGATCGCTCTCGCCGGTGGAATTCATCCCAGACGGCGACTGGCCGAACAACCGCACAAGCGGAATGTCTAGCGCACCGGACAGCTGCTGACCGAATTGCAGAAGCAGATCAGACAGACCAGCGAACGAATACGAGTGCGCCTCGAATTCGTCTTCGCCATCCATGAGGGTCAGGCCCTCGTTGGATTGATACTTGCGTATCATGTCCATCTGCTTGGTCAGTGCATCGAGCGCGACACCACCGGCCGCGATCACCTTGCGGAGATTGGCAACCTTATAGGTACGAAGATGCGCCTTGAAGACGAGCTGCGCTGCACCCTGCGTAGAGCTGTCGAACGCCACGAGGCGATCATACAGGCGCTCAACGATGCTGAGGCCCCAGCCATTCTCGGTCTGGCGCTGCTGGAATGGCAACTCGTAGCCGTCAATGCGGATGATGCGGCTGTAATGCACGCGCTTGTTCATGAGCGCCGGCGCATTCTGATTGATCGTGTAGAACTCTGGCTGGCCGAGGTACGGGCCGAAATCCTTGACGGGCGTGCCGAGCGATGGCTGAACCATCCATCGGTCTAGCACCAGCAGGCCTTTGAACTGGTCCTTACTGACCGTCTCTGGCCGCAGCGGCGTCGCAACGTCCTGGCCGTCAATCAGCATCACGGCGACGGCGCCACCATAAAGGCGCGACCACTTCACAGTGTCGTTGAGAGCCTGCCAGATTTGCAGCCTGCTCATGGTCTGGTGCAGACGCTCGATGTCGTCAGGATTCGTAGTCCCAGAGATATCAATGCCGGCGCGCGTCATATCCTCAGCAACAACGTCGACGGCCTTACCGACGAGCCATGAGCCGCGGTACATCCATTCGATCTGTATGCGATTGCGCGTGACTGGGTTGAACCCATACGTCGCGCCGCTCGATACGTTGTCAGTGCCGACGCCGACGCGCGCCGAGAAGTTCTGATAGGAGTCCTGCGTTTTTGGTGTGTTGTCGTTTGCGTGGGTCGGCTGGCGCTGCTGAATGCGGTTGCTACGGCGTCTCGACATTATCCGGCCAACCTCTTCCACATTTCCAAATCAAAGCCGTCGGTATCGACATTGTCAGCGGCAATGACAGCATCAGCCAAGTTGTGAGACTTCACGCCTAAGTCCTTCTTAAGCTTGGACTTCGGCACAACTCGCTTTTTCCCTTCGCTCTCCACCCACCAGGGAACGCAAAGCTCAGTAAACAAGGCGGTCAGCTTTTCAGGCCCAATCTCCGAAGAGAAGGACAAGACATCCGCTGCCTTGATTGATTGACCTCTGACAACCGCGTTAAAGGTCAGCATCGCCTTACGGGCCGTATTCGCCCAGGCTTGCGCCTTCAGGTTCAGATACTCATTCTTGTTGAGCGGGCTATTGTCGTTCTGCGGATCGCTCGGCTTGTCGCCATCCATCACCGCACCGCCGGCATGGAAGGCATAATGCTCCACACTGGCGCCGTTGCTCTGGTTCTGCTCGTCGATGTAGCCACCAACAAACGCGCCGACGCCGATCGTATCGTAAGACACAGTCGCCTTGGCGTTTCTGGCCTTGGTCCAAACGCGCTTTGCGTTCTGGACCAATTCATCCTTGCCGGATGACCAATCCTCGACATCGGTAAACACGCCGCCCAGCTTGTCAGCTGTCGCGCTCTTGTCCTCACCGTCGTCAGCTGGGTCGAAACCGATGATGTTTCGGCCAGTCAGGTCGATCCGCAGCACCGTATGAGCATCAATGCAGGCATCGAGCCATCTGCGCTTGAAGATCGAAAGCTCACTATCGCCGAGGGGAACGCCACCATAGATGTGTTCGAATGTCTCAGGATCGCGCTCCTGCATGGCAACGATATCGCGGGTTGCCTTCTCCGAAAGGAAAGGGTTTTCCGTGTGATTGATCTGATGGACGACGCAATGCGGTGGCGTATTCACCACGAAGTTGCGCCAGACATAGTCGGTCACGAACTTCGGATTGAATAGCAGGATCGCTAAGCTGTCTTCTTTTCGGATCGTCGGAGCGATGACGGTCCATTGCTCCTCGGTGAGCTTTTCAGCCTCCTCCACCCAGAGAATATCGATATCCGACGTTCCCTTGATGTCCTCAAGGTTGCGCTCTATGCCATAAAATATGAATTCTGATTCTGATGCCTTGTGGATGATCGTCGTCTTCTGGACGTCGAACTTATCCTTCAAGCCCAGATGATTGATCGCCCATTTCAGCTCCGTATAGACGGACTCCTGAATGCGGTTCTGGAACCGCCGGATGCACAAGACGCGCATCTTGACCGTGATATGGTCGATCAGGCGAACAAGCTGGCAGGCCGTATCTCTCGTTTTCGAACTGGATCGACCGCCATGAAGGACGGCGATATCGGCCTTGCCGAGGAAGACGCGCTCCCAGAAATCATAGAGCGCTGGATTGGTCAGCGGGAGATTGGCGTCGTGCTGGACGGCAGCATTCACTCGTTGCCCTCTTGCCGCAGAACCTCCCGCCATGTCCTGTTCTCGGTCTTGATTGGGCCGCCGTCTGCCCCGGTGTGCTGAAGCTTGGCTGGGGCGTGGCTGCCCTGCATCTTGTTCGCCTCACCAATGGCAGCGATCGTCGATCTGGGATCGGCCCTGATGTTCTTCTCGGCGATGACTTTGAGCATCACGAGACGGTCAGCTGCGGTCCACTCAGCCTTCTCGGCCGCTCTGGACTTTATCTCGCCAACTCGCGCCTGAACGTTGCCATTTGCTGCCAGCCGGCTTGCATGGCCCCTGTCAGGCTTGAAGCCGGCGTTCTCGTAGGCATCGTCTGCTGTGCTGCCCTTGGCCAACGCCTGGGCGAACTTCTCGTGCCGGGCGTTCTTGAGGACAGGCATGGTCTTTACCGTGGTTGGTTGCGCAGGTCCGATTTGAACGGACGATTTCATGGTTATGAGCCATGCGAGATATCGGGCTTCTCTACCGCGCAGTATTGGTTAGCCGCCATAGAAGGCGACTAGAGCGCCTTGGCGAGCGCCTTGGCGAGCGCCACGATTTCAGCCCACGCATGCACGTCGATGCCGAGTTTGTCATAGACAGCCTTGATCTTGGCTGCTGCGGCATCGAGCTCGTCGACGACTTCAGCGACAATCGCAGGGGCAGCAGCCACGACCTTGGCCACATCGGCTTCAGCAGCCGCAACGAACGTGCTGGCATCGGCGACAGCAGCGGCAACTTCGCCAGGAACGGCATCGACGGCAGCGACGACATCAGTGGCGACGGCGGATACGGCGCCTTCAGCGCCAGCGACGAGATCGGTCATTTCGGCTTTTCCTTTTGAAAACAGGCTTTTCAGCCAAGCGATGAATTTGGACATGTGCGGGGATCCTGCTTTGAGGAGAAAACAAAAGCGGCTGCGAGGCACCCGGTTTATCTATCCGGACCTCAAGCAGCCGCACGACTGCCATGTCGCCGGAGGAGGCGGCGCCAGGGCAATACAGTACCGTGGGCGCATACGAAGCGCAGAGACGCTGCCACGGTGTACGAGAGAGGCAGCCACCGCAGGACCGATGCCGGTCAACGAGGCGATGTCGCGGGTCAGACCCTAGAACTGCCAATAGTTAGGCCCGGCTCATCACTGGCCGAGCCTCGGTCGCTGTAATATATCGCGCACCGAAAGGATGCGGGGCAGAGCAGTTGCTCGACCCCTTCACACACACACCCTTCGAAATCGCAAAAAGGGACATCTACGCAGCGGCTGCCTTGATGGCTTCCATCAAATTGTCATTCGCGGCCATAAGCGCCCTCTTCCCGCGACGCTCCGCCGTCTTGCCCGTGAAGCCCGACGAGGATCCAATCTCCCGCATGTTCTTCGCCTTAACGGCGGTGTCGAGCACGGCAACGTCAGCCTTTGGCAATCGAGCGATTGTCTCCGCCCATACCTGCCGGTCTAGTTTCGCGGAAACGATATCCTGCCACATCATCGATCCGCTCTCGCCGGTGCACGTCTTGACCAATCCAGGAAATACCTGAGACATCTTCTGCGAGCCGCATGGCAGTCCGGTTTGGTAACGCTTCACTGCCGGCAGCACTGGCGTGTTGGCGTAGGCTTCATCAAGCATCGCCCTCGCCTCATGGATCGTGTAGTTCCTGCCTTTCCGGCGCTTGCCGCCTGCCCGATACCGATGCGGAAGCGTGCCTAGCAACTCAGCAAAAAACCGATTGCTGGCCGTTGTGGCTTGGCTGTCTTCCTCGGCACCAAGCTGGCTTTCAGCTGCATCCTTGGTTCCCATCATGGAACCTGTTGGCATGCGTGCGCGAAAAGAGACAACCTTGCCGTCGATGGTAAGCTTGTGAGCTAATTCCGTCTGGGTGCCATCGCTGAAACGGATAGAGCCAATCCTGACGGTCTGGCCATCGCCGTTGCGTTCTACGTCGTCGGAATGAACAGAGCGCATGATTTCTTCTATCGATGGCTTGAGGCGCCAGCGACGCTCGACACGCATCCCTTCGATGTCCTCCTTGTCGTTGTCGTTCGCCGCGACCAATGACCAGTTCGTTTGAATAGGCTCCGGTTCGTGGTCTGGCTTCGTCGCATAAATTCTCAAACCTTTGAGCTGATCGGCGAGCGATGAGTGTCGTGCCATGCTGTCCCCTCGATCTGGTGGTGGTGCAATGTCGTGGTGATTTGGTAGGTTTAAGCTGATGTAAACTTACAAATTTGTCAAGAAACGGCTTCGACCCGTTCAGATTGATTGTCGTTGGCTGCCAGCCATCCTAGGACCATGCCCACCGCCTGCGCTGCAGCATCATCGCAGGTCGTCGCGCGACAGACTTCGACGTCGTGACCAAGACGACGAAGTGCCGCATGCCTTGCGATCTGCGCCGGCGACAGCTTGCCGTTGCCAACCTTGTTCTCGATCATCCGCAGCCGGCCGTAGTCGAGATAGATCCTCACGTCAGCCTCTCCTGGCGTCATCCCCGCAGCGATCGCTTCTATCTGTGCTCGCGGGCCACGCTTGGCGCTATTCTGGTCACCTGCCAACAGGAACCGCCTGCCGTACTCCGGCATAGCGCGAAGAGCGCGGACTTGCGCTGCCTGCAGTTCCCATTCCTTTGGGCCGGCGTCGGTGACGGTTACCTTGCCGGACGCGCTGGTCCTGATGCGAACGCGCTTGCCGTCCATGCGAGTGGTATGGGTGGTAGCTTTGGCCATGCTGTCTCCTATGTGGTGGTGGTTATTTCCGTCTGGTATTTCCGCTGCTATTTTTCTTCAAAACAATACCGGGACAAAACACCGGGACAACACCCACCCCTAAAGGGGTGTGGGGTTTTTGTCCCGTTAGGATGTTCGAGGGACAAAATAGATAAAAGTGAAATGTCCTGATTTCGTCTAAGTCTTTGATATTGTTGGGGACATTGCGTTTTTGTCCCGGTTTGTCCCGGTTGTCCCGCCCCTGAATGTTCACGTTTCGTATCGGGACAAATGCCGGGACAAACTGTATATTAGCAAAATACGATTGTCCCGGTGTTTTCTGTATTTTTCACTCCGCTCAACCTTTGGTATGATATCGGGACATATCGTTTTGTCCCGATATACCGTAAGCATTTGATATCGTTGGGGACATTGCCAATTTGTCCCGGAATGTCCCGCTTGTCCCGGTAGCTATTCTTCGTCTTCGTCCGCATCCGTCGGAATGACCCATACCCACTGAGGATTTTCGCCAATCAGGCCATCGGCAAGAAGGTCTTTCTTGGCGCGCTGGAACCGCTTCTTCTTCGCCTCAGGTGACATGCGATCGCTGTCGTCGGCGTGAACCGCGGCCTTCCACGTCTCAGGCGACACTACCCTCGCACCAGATGGATAGCCTGACGTCTCCGGATCAACCCCGTCACGCTCAGTCAGTGCCACGAGAAGATCAAACGCCCTTGCGTTCTTGCTCTTCTGCATGTCAGAGCCAGACCGCATCTGCGTCTCCTCCGCCAGCACCACCACCGGCGCCGTGGTGGCCTCTCCATCCTCGTCAACGCCGATCGGGACAGACTTCATGCTGAAGGCCAGGACGTCACCCTCCTCGCCGTCGTTGGTGCCATCGCAGACAAGCCTGTGCTTATTGCCCTCCTTTTTGACCATGAAGCTGGCGTCCACGGCGCCATCAAGATCGATGGCCCCCTTACCTCGCTCGCCGCTCCATGCACTGTGATGAATGGCTGTGACGTGCGCTTTCGTCTCCGCCAGGATCTCGTCACACGACTGGACGAACCGCGTCATGTCCTTGCTGGCGTTCTGGTCGCCACCACCAAACACACGTGTGAGCGTGTCGATGATAACCCAGACGCACTTCATCTCCGTGATAGTCTCGGCCTCACGGATAGCGGCGATCAAATCTCGAGCGTCTTTCAGGTCTTTTGTGAAATCGAGCCGTCCACCGATAACCAAGAGTGGCACGTTGTGTACGTCATGGTGCTTGCGAAAGGCCATCATTCGCCGCTCCGTCAGCTTCTTGCGCTCAGCTGCGACGTAGACCACGAGGCCCTGCTTGACCTTCTTGCCGTGCCACTCCATGCCGGCAGCTATGTGGCAGGCTATGTCGGTGACCACCACGCTCTTGCCGGTGCCAGGCAAGCCTGAGATGGTCGTGAACTCGCCAACGCCTAGCCAACCTTTAAGGATTGTTTCCTTCGGCTTGCCCTCCTCGATCTCGTCGAACCATGTCCATTCGAACCGCTCGCGCTTCTTGGGTGTGGCTGTTGCTTCGGCCGCAATGTCACCGGTTGGTGACACGCCAACCGTAGCTGCGGACGGGGCGTCCTTCTTAGCTCTATTCCGCTCGGCGAAGGCTTTCAAATCCTCAGGATCAGAACCATTGTCGTTGGCTCGTTCAGGTATTTGTCGAGGCGAATTGGCCGTCTTGTCGAGGCCGCGCTTTATTTTATCCCAAGTCTTCCGATCACCGTCGGTTCCAACAAGGCCATTCGAAGTTGCTGCATCGAACAATCCGGCCTCCGCTTCCGATCGTGAGATGTATCCGCCGGCGACGAATTCGCCGATATTGCAGGCGCTGGCGAATAGCTGCTGGCCGCGTTGACCCTTTGGCGCAGATATCAGCTTGTCGAGTTCCATCGTGAAGGACTTCGACGCGTATGCTGTTGCACCGGTATCATCTGCCGGCCTGTAGGTATATTCGGATTTGACGCGCTCAACTGCGGCAGGCGCCTTCGTGATGACCATGTCGACAAGCCACGCCGGAGCATCCGCGAATTCAGGAATGCCATCTTCCTCCCAATCCTTCCACACATAGCGTCGACCGTCCGCCATCACGGATCCAGGCGCCAGAATATAGCCACCGTCGCCACGCGTATCGACACCTGGTGCAATTGCAGCGCGGTTCCTTATGCCGACGACATGCTTGAAGAATATATGCGTACCGCCGTTAGCCGTAGATGCGCGAGCCGTTGGCGGTAGCTGGCCGTGCTGCGCCTCCATGGCCTCCAGCCATTTATGGCCGTCCCTGTCGTCGTGGCGATCTAGGTCCAAAACCCATCCCGCCAATTTCTCGCCAGTCGGTACACCTATGGCCGCGCCTGCGTGCCGGTCGCCGAACCAAATATTGATGATGCGGGCCGACGTGGTGGCGTCTTTGAGACCGTATGCTGTATACGGCGACTTCTCGGCGAACTCTATTAACTCGCCGGTGGTGTGGTCGACACCTTCGATCGTTGCTTCTCGACATGGAAAAACGGGAATGCCCGCTGCGATATACGAGCGGGCAACATCGATTGGAGCTCTGTCTGACACAGAACGTGGTGGCTTGAAGTTTATTTTGGCCATTAGGCTGCAATCTCCAGATTATTGTTGTCGTTGGCATACTGCGGCAGGCCACCAAAGAATGAACGCGGCCACTGGTCAGCCATCGCGTTGGCAATTCCGGCGAAAAACCTTGACCGTTCTCGCCACCTGTCTGGCCCGGGTGGCATTCGATGCACCCGGGCGATACGTCCGTCGACAACTTTGGTGGGCGTTAGCTTCGGCAGGTTCTTGAGCCAAAGGCAGGTGCGCTTGGTTTCAGGGTGACCATACTGCCAAGGTTGTACGCTCTGCGCGAAATCACGATAGTTTATGATCCGCTTCTTCGCGTGCTTGTGCATGACAGGGTTCTCGATCGCGATACGTTCGATTGGCGCGTTCCAGAACGCAGAAAACAGCTCCGCACCCTCATCAAGTTCAGCCCACATGTCGCTTGCTGTGCGCCCCGGAGGAGGCGCAGATAGCCAGCGAACGCCGCTGTTGCAGAGCCGCGTGCAAGGCGGATGCGCTACCATAAGCAAATCCCATCCATCGTTAAGTAGATCGCGAGCGTCGCCTTGAATATGACGATTGCTTCCATCCTCGCTTGGGAGCAGATCGCAAGACCATGCGTCATGTCCGCGGTCGAGGAACGCATTGCGAACGGTCCCCGAGAACTCGCATGCGACAAGAACCTTCATCGCCCGCATCAAAACGGCGCCTCCCGCAACGCCTCACGGACCCCCCGCGCGCAGCCTTCCCACGCCGCCTTGACCAGCATCAGCTGCATGAGCTCATCATAGTGCGCCAAGTCAGTCAGGTTGCCGTTCGATGCAATCCACTCGCCGACGGCCTCGACGCCCTTTTCAAGCGCCTTGACTTCGTAGATCGATACCCTGTCCAATTTCGTTAGATCTCCTATCGCTACGATGCACGGCTTGCAGAGATAGCCAGGGTCTTTTGATCCAGGCGCAGGTCGACCGATGCCGAACGCCAGACAGCCGCACGCCTTGCAGACGGTCGGCTGGCCGTCGGTATCCTGGGTAGGCGTGAATGGGATGATGGGCTGGCCTGTTGGTGGAAGTTTAGCCATGGGCTGCAGTCACGCGGCGGATGGAGGCAACATGCAGAAAGCCGAACGCCAGAGCGCTCATCCATAGCTTGCCGAGTATCTGGCCTTCGATGAACTGAAGGCTGCCGAACGCGAGAAGCAAGAAGATTGCGCTATCGACGATGGATCCGATCAGTCCACTGCCGAGGACTGCCAGACCAAGTCCACGCTTTCGCAACGGGATGTAGACTGCAAGGTCGGCAACTTCAGCCAGCATGAAGGCAGCCACAGAGGCCACCACAAGCGCAGGCGGAGCAAATAGCGCCGATAGTCCGCCGCCAATCGCTATGGCTACCAGCGCCCCGCGTGTTCCGTGCTGTTCGTGGATCCAGTCGCGCAGCACCATAGCGATACCTACGAGCAGGACACCGCTAGGTGCCAGAAGGCCTAAGCCCACCGGGATCATGCACGGTCCATTCGGAATGCACATGGTGCCGACGTTGCCAATCATCCAGTTGGCTGCAGGGATAGTCAGGATGAACAGGACGAACGATATCCACTTGCTCATGCGTAGAACTCCCTGACGTAAGTCATCGCGGCTTCGAACGATGGTGCGATCTTGTGGCTGTGGTAGCGCATCCATGGCGAGATGCGCGTCCCGTCTTTGGCCACGACCACGACAAGTTTGCCGCGCTCGAATGCGTAGAGGATTTCCATTGACGTACCGACGCTCGGCTTGTCGTAATTTACCAGAATTACGTCCGACTCGATAACGTCGATCTTGTCGAGTTCAACGATCTCTTTGACGGAATCGTCTTCCTTGCCGCGATAGTCGCGACGCATTGGATCAAGCGTGCGGCCATCCCAGTTGGCGGTCACGAACTCGCGCCAGTCCTTGCACTCCTCGTCAGTGCATCCATTGATCGGCCCGCATAGGTAAAGGGTCTTAAGCTGCGACATCGAATAGGTCTCCTTCGTGGTGGTTGGTTTTCATTATCCATTTGACTGGGCACTGAACTGCGTCGATACGGCGGGCCATCCTTTCCGGGCACACCTCACTTCCTTTGTTCTTAAAGTTCCTGGCTATGTTAGTGCTGTCGGCGCTGGCGAACGGCCAGATATCCCCGCAAACAGCAAGGCCGCGCAGCATATGCACCCAAGGTCTTAGCCTTCGGCTTTCAAGGGCATTGAATGCCTCGTCCGTTCTTCTTGCCCACTTGTCAGAGCCCACCTGCCAATACTGTCCAGACGACCCAAAGCAGACTTTCGGCCAATTGTCGGCGAGCTCGAGTAGGTAATCGATCGGCAAGCCTGTGTGCCAAACGGGAGCGGATAGTTCTTTGGGAAAAGGCCACTGAGCAACAAGTTCCCGCTGCTCCTCAACGGCGCCGCCAATCACGTCCGGGACAACCGCCCAGTGCGGATGGCCAAGTTTCTGTTCAACCCATCTGTAGTATGGCTTCCAATCTGTGATGGGCTTGCCTTGAGTGAAGGCTGGGTATCCGCCATTGTCCCACCCGACAGACTGGCCATTGGCCAAGCACCATTCAGCGTCGCCCGGATTGGCGAAGGACACGAAGAAGCACTTGCCCGCCATCTTAACGAGTTCGGAACGAGGGGTGATTGGCGTTCCGTGGTAGTGGATGGTCACGCAGCCACCCGCACCGGCTGATTGTCGTTGGCAGCAGCAAACAGATCAGCGGCCGGCTGCTCCTTGGTGCCAAGCGCTGCGATGTTCTTGACAGCTTGGCGGAAATACGAAGGTTTCAGCTCGAACCCGACGCCAATGCGACCCATCTCGACGGCGGAATAGACCTCGCTGCCGATGCCAAGGAATGGTGTCAGAACGACTTCGCCAGGCAGGCTCCACAGATCGATGCACCGCTCGATCACGTCCAGTTGCAGCGGCGAGATATGCTGCTCGTCCTGCTCGTCCCGGCCGCCACGATATTGCAGGGTGCGCGTCTGACGAATGTCGCTCCACACCGGCGACGCGTAGCGCTGCCAGACGAACACGGAACGCCATTGCTCAAAGCTCCAAGGCGTGCGGCCTTCGGCGATCGTGTCAGCCGCGTGCCGATCGTAAGCCTCGCGGCTAACGTCAAGGCCGCCATCTTCGCCGGCCTGTGAACCAACGAACGCATCAAACATGCCGTCGACGGGCTCGATATTCTCACCGGGCTTGCGGAACGAAACGATGTAATCGGCAAGCCCCTGGCCGCTGATGCAGCTATCCTTCGTGACCTGCTTGTGCAGCAGTCGAATGGACTTGGTGCGCTGCTGCGCGACGACAGGGTCTTTCCAGATGCAGACTTCGGAATGGAAGATCCATCCGGCGTCTTCGTAGGCGCGAATGATCTCGCCGCGGAAGTCGCGCATACCGATGAAGCCGTTTCTTCTCTTGCTTGTCGGCAGCTGCATGCAATGGACGGAATGGATACGACCGGGCTTGGTGACGCGGAGGAGTTCCTGAATCAGGAACGCATAGTGCGTCCAGAAACCAGAGCCTTCGTTGTTGCTGATGTCTCGGTCGAAGCTCGAAAATTTATAGAGACCCTCGAACGGCGGAGAGTGAATTCCGAAATGGACGCTGTCGCCGGGGATGGCGCGGATCAGTTCGCACGAGTCGCCCTCGTAGATCGCGTACTTGTCGGTGATGACCTGGTTCACAGTGTTGATATCTGCGGTCACGGTTGCTGCGGTCACTGTCATTGGGCGCCTCCTAGCCATGTGGGGATCTGCATTGGGATCTTCGGGTCGTAGGTGGCCTTGTCGCGAACCTGCGAGTTGATGGCTTGCTTGGTGATGTTTGCCGTGTGCAAAACCATCGCTGCGGCCATGCGATCGGCGTCGGCTTCCTTGCGTTTCAGGTTGGCGACGACCGCGCCTTCCGTATCGGCCGCGATGAACCAAGCGAAGACTTCGCCAGTCTGGCCGAACCTCCAGCATCGACGAACGGCTTGGAATATTTGCTCCCAGCTGTCATTGAGCCCGACGAACGCCATGCGTCGGCAGTGCTGAAAATTCAGGCCCCATCCGAACATTGACGGCTTCAAGATGATGTTTGGCTTGTCGCCAGCGAGCCAAGAGAACAGTAGGCTTTCCTTCAATTCGTCTTTTTGCGTGCCGCGGATTGAAATGGCGGCATCGCCAAGCAACTTCTCCAACGCATCCTGTTCAGCATTGAGATTGCACCAAAAGATGCACGGCAGCCCGTCTTTAGGCACGACATCAACCGCTGCTGCGCACCTTTCCAACACGCTGTCTCGCCGTGCCCTGATACGCTCTTGCATCGTCGAAGCAGTTCCGCCGATCAGGTCGATACCGTCTGGCGCAGTTGTCACCGTATGGTGAATTTGATGCAAAGCCGGCAGATCATACGCGCCGTCCTCGTATCCGAGATCGGACGGCTTCTGCAGTAGGACTGACCACGAAGCCATCCACCGCCAGAAATCGTTCTCGGCATGACCCTTCAAGCGCCACTTCTGCGTCTCACCACCATCGTGGGTGAAGAACGTCGCTAGCATGTCGGAATAGGACATGATGCCGAGGAACTCAGCCTGGTTGCCCAGCTCCATGTAGTCGTTCGGTGACGGGGTCGCCGTGGCCGACAGCCGGAATGGGATGTTGTGGCAGGCATCGACCAACTCGTTGCGATAGTGACCTGACTCTGACTTGAGGATGCTGCTCTCATCGAGGATCACGCCGCCGAACTCGTTGAGATCGAAGTGTTCAATCTTCTGGTAATTGGTGATGTTGATGCCCGGGCCGCAATCGGCTTGCGACCGGACATGCCTAGCAGGGATGCCAAACTTCTCAGCCTCGCGCACCATCTGCGCGGCGACTGCTAGCGGCGCGAAATGCAGGACGTCGCCCTGCGTCGCGTGGTGCACGGCTTGTCCCCACGCAAGCTCCATGAAGCTCTTGCCGAGACCAGTGCCAGCAAACAACGCCGCCCGACCGCGCTTGAGCGCCCATGTCACGATGTCTCGCTGAAATGGAAACAGCCCTGCGGGCAGATCCGGAATCTCCGATAGGCCAGTTGGCGGATCGAGGATCGCCTTTCTGGCCAAGAACGCGGCATAGGCATCCGCTTGCGCACTTGGCGCAACGTTGGTTTGCATCTCGTCTCCTCAGACTGTGGTGGTGACCGCGCGTTGGTGGCGCGCGGGTGGTGGTGTCCTAGGACAAAGGACATAACTATCGCGCATTTCAGATGCGCAATAGTTGCAGCGACTACTCGTTGTGGACGTCCGAAATCTGTATACAAAATCTGGTCAGCGACTGCGCACTAGGGAGCGGCAGTCATCTTCTCTTGTCCATATTCGTCTCCTCATTCGTGGTGCAGTTGGTAGCATGCACATTCTTGTAAACTTACAAATTTGTCAAGAACGTCAGAAGGGAATGTCGTCGTCCATTTCCCATTCCCAGTCTCGTGCTGGCTTCGCATTGTCGTTAGCGGCATCCGGCGTGTTGTCATTGGCCTGTGCGTGTGCTCCGACCACATGACTGAGAACATCCCAATACCGATCGCGAGGCTTCACCATGATTTCGGCCGTCTCGGCAAGCTCGCCCTGGCGCTGAATCCACTCGATGGGCGTAGCCGGAAATGGCCTCTGGCCGCCGTGCGCAAGCCAGTAGCGGTCGGCCTTTGTCTTCGCGAAGCCCTTGTGCTCAGGGCATATCCACTCGTTGATAGGCGTGACGCCGACCATATACGTTACTTTCACGGTTGGAGGTTTATCGCCCTTCCCCTCGTGGAAACGGAACGTGCGGCTGCCAACCTTGCGTGCTTCCGGTTCGGCCATCGTCATGATTGGCACGTCGGCCGCACTGCCAGAGATTTTTGGGCTGTCGTCAATGTCGAACTCGTATTCACAGCATGGGCAGACCCGCGCCGACGCGTGAACTTTCTCACCGCATCCATGATTGCCATTCTTGTCAGGCTCAGATGGGTTGCCGTTCTCGTCGACGGCAAGCGGACAGATCTTGATAGGCGCGTCGCCATCGCCCTTGCCAGGCGTCTTTGGCTGCACCATGTCGACAGGACCGTGTTTATTCACTAGCCCAGCGAAGTCCAGCACCAGGCATGACGGCTTCGGGCCAGATCGAATGGCGGCAACGCGCTGTTCGGGCGTCCCGAGCGGCATGCCCGGTGCGTAAAGCGGCCGCGTCCCTCTCCCCATCATCTGAACGTAGAGGGAGACGGACAGGGTGGGCCGCAGAGCTGCGATCAAATCGACGCCCTTGTGATTGAAGCCGGTCGTCAGGACGGAGTTATTAGTCAGCGCGCGAATGCGATAGTTCTTGAAATCCTCAATGATGCGCCGACGCTCGTCTTTCGCGGTTTCGCCGGTAATGGTTTCGCAGCTTATGCCACGCGAGCGTATCTCGTCGCGCACGTGCTCGGCATGCTCGACGCCAGAGCAGAAGCATAGCCAGGACCGGCGATCGGCGCCTTTGGCGACAATCTCGTCAACAGCCGACCGCGTCACGTCGAAACGGTCGACTGCGGCCTGAAGTGCCGACTGCTTGTAGTCGCCACCAAGTTTGCCAACGCCCTTCATGTCGAAGCTGGTCGCTGTGTGCTTCGATGACAGTGGCGTTAGGTAGCCATCGCGGACACCGTCGCCGATGCCGTAGGTATAGACGACCTCGTCGAACATCCGATTGTCGCCCTCATCGAGCCGACCGCTATCGAGTCTGTACGGAGTAGCCGTCAAGCCGACTACTTTGATATCTGGATTGATTTCGAAAAGCGCGGCGATGAAACGACCGTACATTGTGTCGCTGTTGGCTGGAATGAGGTGGCACTCGTCGACCATCAGCACGTCGATATGCCCGATCTGATGCGCTTTATTGTGCACGGTCTGGATACCCGCGAAAACGATCTGGCTACGCGCATCGCGCCTGCCAAGACCGGCCGAATAAATACCTGCCGGCGCGAACGGCCAGATTCCGACCAGCTCGAGATAGTTCTGTTCTATTAATTCCGCTACATGAGTAGCTACTAATATACGCATATCAGGCCAGCCTTCGACCAGGCGCTTGATGAGCGACGCCATGACTAGAGACTTGCCGCAGCCGGTTGCGAGGTCGACTAGTGGGTTGCCGGGTTCGTTGGACCAATAATCGAAGACGGCGTCTTCCGCCTCTTCCTGGTACGGCCGCAGCTTAAGCATTGGCCGCGCTCCGCTCGATTTTTGCGCGCACCTCGTCGACCGCATGCGACTGAGCTAGGCGGATGGCATCATGGCGAACGACGATCCAACCAGAGTCGAGAAGAGCGGTCAGCTGCTCAACGGTGATGATGTCCTTTGGGAACCGGTTGTCGTTGGCTGGTCGCGCGCTCTTCATGCTGCCACCGCATGCGCGATTAGGCGTTGGCGCTCGCGCTTTTCGATCTGCCGAACTCGTTCCTTGCAAACGCCGAGAGTGGCTCCGATTTCACAAAGCCTCTCGCCCATCGCGCGTCGCATCAAGATGTCGCCTTCTCGGCCCTTCATCTCGTCAAGCGTCTGCGATAGCTCAACGTGCTTCAGCTGGGTCGGCGCCATGCCGATGGTCGCAGCCCAGTGGCCCTCTGGATCGTCTACGATCCGAAGTTTTCTCTTGCGTGCATCCCGTTCCTTGCTCATGACGCCGCGCATTGCCCAATATATCCAGTTCCAAAAACCGCCGTCTTCCCGGTAGTTCTCCCAAGTCTCCAGGCACTTGGCGATCGTGTCGGTGACGAGATCGTCTCGCTGTTCGCGGTCACGCCGGTATTTGCCGGCAAGCTTTCGCATGCCAGGCAGGTATTCCATTAGTCGGGCGTCGAATTCTGGCGGTCGTGGTCGGTTGTCGTTGGCAGGTGTGGTCACTTAAGTCTCCTCTGTGGTGGGCAAATGGTCGATATTTGCGACATTAGGCGGCTTTATGCGCCATATTTGGATCATTAGGCGTTGGTGGCGCCGTCGATATAAATGCTGCCGTCTGGGCGGCGGTATGTGATGGTCTCGGCGTCCTGGTCGACGTCGATCTGTTCGAGGCCGACGAGCATGACGGGAATGAAAAGATGTGCCGGACAGCCCGCGTCCTGCTCGTCGAGCGACAGCGGCTTCTGCCAACGACTGCAATCCCATCCGGCGTTACCGTCCATCAGTGGCGTGGAATGGATGCACGATCGGCAGTGAGCCCGTGGCTTTTCTTCTCCCCAGCAAACCGCAGCCTGTCGGCAGAACATGCCGTGGAAGTCGTCCCGCTTCGTGCAAAGACGGCTTGGTGGCTCTGGTAGCGTAATAATGCGCTCAATCCTGGCGACGGCACGGGCTGCGAATTCGAAGTCATAGTTGACGCGCTCGAAATGTAGATCCTCATCGTTCTTATTCGACATGAGATAGTAGACACGATCGACGCCGAGGCCGTGCATGTAGAATTGGAACGTCGCGTGGTGCTCCGGCTTGCCTTTGCGGACGCCTTCCTTGTGGACCTTGCGAAAGACTTCCTGCTTTGCCGACTTGCATTCGATTATGTGCTCGGTCTTCGGAGCTTCCAGCAAACCAAGCGCGCGACCGTCGATCTTGCCGCGGAGATGTCCGCCAGCAGCCCGCACGCGGTCTTGCTCTCCCCAGACTTCGCAACCGACCATGCGCAACAGATCGAGAAGTCGTGTTTCCTCAATGGTTCCTCGTTCGAAGATGCGACGCTTGCGCCAGTCGATCGTCTCGGGAACGGAAGCACGCCGGAAAGCAAGCCATATGGCGCGATCGCACTCGACGCCGATGTCACCAGCCGGCACGCCGACAGATTCCCATTCGTCATCGCTGGATTCTAGGGCTTCTTGCACAGCGCGGAGCGTCGATGGCGTGACTTTGGGGATGGGCACCATTAGAGCACCTGCCCAAAGTAAGACATAGCCGCAGCAAAAGCCTGATCGGTCGTGGTAACCGCCAGATTTGTGACGCCGACGAAGAAGTCACAATCTCCACCAACTTCTCGGGATGGTATCGGCTTGTGGTTCGAGAACCGGACTTTGAACTGACGACCTCCCGCCCGTAGGGTCACATATTTCGATGCGGTGTGACGCGCCTCGTAAAGCTGAACCCGCATGCCGGACGCAAGCGCGCGTTCGCAGAACTGGATATACTTCGGCTTGCCGTATCCGAGGGCGATCGAGCGGATGGCGCGGCTCTGCAGATACTCAGCTGTGACGGGCACGTTGTTAGCCTTGCCCGACTTCGGCGGAATGGCTACCGGTGCGCTAATGCGAGGAAGTGGTGCCAAGTTAAAACATCTCCAAAGTCGTCAAGCAGCGTGCCGGATTGGTCGGGTCTTCTTCGTAGGCCAAGCACGTCGGCACGCCATCCCGCACGACCAATTCGGGTGGCGATGCGTACTGGGCGATATCCAAGATCGGGCAATGGCCGGGAACGTCGTTTCCGAACTCGTCTTCCCAGTCTGGCCACTTGTCGTTGAGGCAATGGCGGCACCAAGAGCGCTCGAATTGAGCGCCCTCAGTAGTGTTGGCGGGGTGGTAGCGGTCGGTCATGGTCACACACGCATAGGCATGGCAACGAGGGTCAGCCCATCGAACGCCGGCGACGTGACAAGACCAGGCGAGCCATTGTCCGCCAGCGCAATGACAACAGGACCGCTTGGCAGCACGCTCAGCAGATCGCGCAGGTAGACCGAGTTGAAACCGATATCTATCGGCTCGCCAGTGTATTCAGCGGCGACCTCGTCCTCAGCCTGCCCGACATCCGAGCGCGCGGATAGCTCGACGGATCCTGGCGCGATGCTGAGTTTGACGGCACGGCCACGCTCCGACGAAATCGACGCCACTCGATCGGCAGCCTTCAAGATAGCGTCCCGATCGACCGTGATCAGCTTGTCATTCGATTTCGGAACGACGCGCTCATAATCCGGATACGTCCCGTCGATCAGCTTTGAAACCAGCAAGAAGTCGCCGGCACGAATGCGGATCTTGGTTTCTGAGACCGCAACAGTGACGATACCCTTCGGAAGCATGCCGACGGTCTTGCGTGGCACGATGACGCCGGTGAAACTTTCGGTGGAAGGTTGGCGGTGGCGCGCAAGCCGATGTCCGTCGGTGGCGACCGCCGTCATGAAACCGTCGTCGGCGATGAAGAAGACGCCGTTCAGATAGTATCGCACTTCCTCGTTTGAGATCGCAAAGGCGCACGGGGCGAAGAGCGCAGCAAGATCGATCTCGAATTCCGTCTTGAAGTCGTCGTCTTTCAGGTCCGGAAAGTCGTCTGCCGGAAGTGTCTGCAGCGTGAATTTGCTGCGTCCTGATTTGACGGTCAGCTTGTCGCCAGCCAGAGACATGGTGACGTCGCTGTCTCCGGCCTTCTTGACGATATCGCCGAGCAGCTTCGCATCGACGCAAATGGCGCCTGGCGTCGATACGTCAGCATCGGTGCTTGCTGTAGCCATGATGTCGAGATCGGTGCCAGATATCGTCAGGCGGCCGTCGCTGGCGGTTAGCAGGACGCTGGACAGGATTGGAATTGTGTTGCGTGCCTCGACGACGCGACCGACGTTGGTCATGACGCGCGAGAGATCGGCGCGACTTATGGAAAGCTGCATTATGGTCTCCTCATTGTGGTGGTTGCCGCACGGCTGGTGACCGTACGGCGGTAGTTAAGATGCTGACCGGGATGCGAGGATGCGGTAGGCATCGATCACGCCAAGAGCCTGCGACTTGGCATCATCGAGCGCGTTGTGTGCCGTACCGACTTCGGGCTGAACTGCTCCGGTGATATCAAACAAGGTTCGACAATCGCGCGGCGTACGATAACTCCAAGGAATAAGGATTGAGCATGCTCGAAATGCCGATTCCAACAGCACCACGTCAAAGGATGGCGGCTTTGCCCAGACGCGACTTGCATCGACGCGTCGGACGTAATCGCCGAATTCACCGAGCACCAAACCAAAAAGTCTGGTGCCAGAGAATGCGTCTGCTCGCGCCTCAGCCGATTGCTCCATCCACCATTTCACGGTGGATACGTCCAACGTAAGGCCAGATGCGACAGCCGACTGCGGATCAATCGCAGCATAGAAATACTCGCCGAACTCTCCTGTCTCAGCATCAAACGCCGTGGCGCCTATGCTCAAAATTACGCTCCCCGGCGCCGTGCCGAGTGTCTCGATATCGATCATAAGATCGCGCATTTTCTTCTTCTCCTCTTGTGGTGATCGGGCCGCCATGGCGCGGCGGCCCGCAATCAGTTACTTGGCGCCCCACGGCCTGCGCGCCCCACCAGTCGCCGCAGCCGCAGCAGGTGCTGCCTGACGGTTATTGTTGGCAGGCTGGCGAGTAGTCGGCTTGTTGTCGTTGGCGGCGGCCGGCGCGTTATCGTTTTGCTTCTTCCCCTGAGTACCATCGCCGATCAGGCCGAGCTCAGGGATGGCTTCTTTGGCGTCGGCGTCAGAGTAATAGAACCGTTCGATTTGGTTCTTGTCCTTGTAGAAGCCGCCAGCCGGGTTGGCGTTTCCGATCTGAATGCCGATTTCGGCGACGAATGTCTTAAAGAGCAGATCGTCCGTATCTGTGCCGGCGTCGATCCTCTCTCCGACTGCTCGACCAAATCTGTCCATCATCGGTTTTCCGTACTTGTAGGCGCCGTGTTGGTAACCGTCGGAGTGGGCGATCGTCCAATATGCCCAGAACTTGCGTCCCTTGAATTCCGCCGGCTCCACGACCTCGAACGTGATTTCAGCCTGAACGCCCTTGCCGTCCTTTGTGTCCGGCAAGTTGATGGCCTCAGCCTGCAACAGCGCGTACATGTGCGGCAAGATACCTCCGCCGCCCTGTTTCTCGGTGTTCTCGTAATCAGCTTCGTAGTTGTTGCCGATTTTCGCCATGCTAGTCTCCTTCGTGTGGTGGTGGTTAGATTGAGCGGTAGATTGGATTGCTCGGTGACAGTGTGTAAGCGTCGACATAAGCAAATCGCCGCTCAACGATTTCGAGCCAGATAATCTCGTCGTTGCCAACGTCGATCGGGATCCACGCAAACCAGCGATGCCAGCCGCAGTAACGCTCGATCATCGCGCGATAATTGGCTCGTCGCTTCGCCTCGCGTTCTTTCTTGCCCGTCCGAAATTTCATGCCGCCATCCCCACAGGCGCCGGCATATATTTGGCAAGTTCATCCCATCCCTTGCCCTTTCGGAAGGTGATGGACGCCGGCGTGCCGTATCGCGACTTCGCGAGAAAGCCTGGCCGTTCCTCGAGGTGGATCTGGCGCTCGCCGCTGCCCTCGGCGTGCGAAACCTTCTTGTTGAAGCCGACTTCCTTTTCCTTGAGGGTGTGCCGGTAGTTGACGAAGCCGACGAATTGCGCCGTTTCCTGCACCAGCGCCGACGCGCGCTTGTGGAGTTTGATGCCGTATCGGCTGTATGGATCGCTGGTCGGGCTATCGAACCTGGTGATCTCGGTGTGCGCCAGCAAGACGACAGCAATACCAGCTTCGCGAAGCGCCTGCAGACCGGACAGCAGCTCGCGCCACTCCGTGTCCGCCTCGACATAGCCCTTGCCAAAGCCGGCGTCTTCGATGCTGTTGAGACCGAGGCGTCGGCACGTTGCGCCCCAGACGAGATTTTCGGCGCCGTCGACACTGTCGAGAATGAGCGTCTTGCGATCGTGCTCTTCGGTGAGCAGCCAGCCGATAACGTCGAGGATGTCCTCAAAACTCTCCGCGCTACCCGGCGAAAACATCTCGACGTCGTCTGGCGGTTCCTCTCCAAGGGTCGGCAGGTAGTACGGATCAGGGAATTCGGACGCCAGCTGCGTTTTGCCGACGCCGTGGACGCCATAGATCACCCCGATCGGCGGCTTGTTGTTTCTCGTGGAGTTCAAACTCCCAAGGCTTATTGCCATTCGGTCCTCCTAATTGTGAAATACCAGCGCGAGCACCGTCAGCAGCGCTGCGAAATAGAAGATCAGTCGCCAGTCGGGCGGCGATGGCCATACGGTGCTGAGAACGCTATTCATGGTCATAGGCGTTGAGCCTGTCGGCGATCTTCCCGCCGACCCAGATCGCGCCGCACATCGCCAGAATGCCGACGGCGGCTATCGGAGCCAGGAACACGAAGACGCCGGCAAGTCCAACGATCGACGCGGCGATGCCCGCCCGACGAAGCGACGGCGGCTTGTATTGCGTTGGCGTGGCGTACCCGGGAACGCTGAGACGCTCGAACGGGACGTAGTCGAGCGGCGGTGCTGTGAGTGGTGGGTCTTTCCTTGATGTCTTGGTCATGCTGCAGCCTGTAGGATGGCCTGCCGCAGGCGGCGCGCGACCTCTTGCTTGCCGTTCGGCGCATAGGTCTTGCCGCGCGCCATGACGGGAACGTATCGGCCAGCTGGATAGCCGGGCTTAAAGTTTCCTGCCGTATCGATCTTGGCTTGACGTCGCGCTCTCGCGCGATCTGACTGTCTTGACATAATGGTCTCCTCTGGCCGTGCGCTTGGTGGGCGCACGGCGTTGCTGTGGTGTGTTTGGTGGTGGCGTTAGGCGGCGCGCAGCACAGTGCGAGTCACAGTCTCCTTGACGATGTCCGCAACGCGGCTGGTCGCCAACGTGAACACGCCGAATTCGGAGCCGGCATGCAGAAGTGCAAGTCGTTCCGCTTCTGCCGTTGCGGCTTCTGCCGTTGTATGCACGAACGGCTTGGTTGCGGGCTTAGGCACGCCGTCCTCGATCACGGCGACGATGGCGGTTGGCACGGCGGCGACGGGCGTGGTTACGGCTGGCTCTTCACCCCATTCGGCGACGAGATCTAGCCTGAATTGCTCTCCGGAATAGAATGCGCCGTCCTGATACCAAGATGAGGCGTAGACGTCATCCATCACGGGTGCAATCCAATGACGAGGACCGCTTGTGCCGAGCGCAATCGGCCCGACCTTGCGGCCGTCGCGGGTCTTGTAGAACTTGCCGGATTCGATGGTGAAGGTGGCTGGTGCAGTGACAAGCTCGAAATATTCACCAGGGCGCCAGGTCTTGCGGCCATCCTTGCTGGTATAGTGAACGGATGATGCAAAGCCGCTCCCTTTGCCGCGCGCAACTGCAACGAACTGGTCGCCGATCAGGCATTGCTCGCCTGCCGGGTTCCTGATGCATCGAATGCGGTCGCCAGCCTTGAAGCCGCCGCCAGCGTCTGCAACGGTCGGCACGAGTTCGAGTTCGCTTGGGTAGATTAGCCAGTGACTGCCTCCGGTATTGCCCAGCAAGTCAACGCCGTTGTGCCCCATACGCCAGTTGTCGAACTTCACCATCGTATGGCCATACGAATTGAAGCCGTCGGCTTCGTTCTTCACTATGGTTCCGATTCCTTTTTCAGGGCTCACCAGAGACCGCACTCGGTCGCCGACCTTATGCTCCCACTTGGCGACGGCGAGTTCGAAATAGCTGGCATCAATGCCGTCGTTGTCACCATGATCGGCGGTTACGACACCAATGCGATGTTCGGCAGGCTCGTAATATGCGACGGTGTATTCTTTGCCGACGGTAAACGCTCCTGTGTAGCGCTTCACGCATCGCACGCGATCCCCAACTTTGAACTTTCCCATCAGTGAATCCCTCCTACCGCGCGGCGCTCGGCCAGCGAAATAACGTTGTTGTCCTTCGCGGAATCTTCCTCCGGAACAGGTGGCCTTGCAGCGCCTCCCGGTTCGTAGAATTCCGGATCAGGTTCGAGCTCGCACTCTTCAAACCATGCCGCGGTGACGGTACCGCCGAGACGGACGTTGTATTTGCCGTGCCAATCCATCTCGCCGATGACTTGGCCGGTCAGAAGATGGTTCTGCACGAGCCGCACGCGGTCGCCGTACGCGTAAAAAATACGGCCGCAATCGTCGCAAGCATCCGTCACGCCGCCACCTGCTCTGCAGTGCGGGCCACGCTCACCGGCAGCTTGCCGCTGGTCGTCGAGCAACCGCCGTTGTGAGGCATCATCTTGATTGTCTTGTTGTCATTGGCTGCAACGCGAGGCGCCTTGCGGAGCGGTGTGCGGCTGCCGCCGAGACGGAAATAAACCGTCTGATGGCTTACGCCTAGTTTCTCGCCGATCGCTCGAAGGGAAAGCCCCTCTTCTCTGAGCGCTCGGGTTATGTCATGCACGCTGTTGTCCATCATATCTCCTCATGCTGGTGGTGATTGCGGCCGAAACCGTCATTGCCTGGCGTTGGTTGACGCCTTGACAAATTTGTAATAAGTCAATGTGTAGTGTAAACAAGACCTCCTGGGCAAGGTGTGAAATGGCGTCGCGCTCGACTGGCAAATCGCGCTTCGCGCAAATGCTCACGAACGAGCAGACCAAGCGTGGGCTGACCGATCGAGAGATTGCCGAAAACCATAATTGGCTTCAGCAGACATTCAGCCGGTGGAAAATGGGCAGCCTGCCGCGACCCCACATGTTTGCGAGCATCGGGCAATTCCTCAGCATCTCGACCGACATGGTGCGCGAGCTCGTCGACGAGGCAACCGAATCTGCTGGAACATCCAAAATTCCGAGAGTTGGCGCCCTTGCGACGGCGCGTGTCTACGGTCGCGTTTCGGATCGCAAAGAGGGCAAATATGCATTTGAAGCGTTCAATGTGGGCCGCAAGCGCATTCCAGAAGGTCGCTACTGCATTCTGATAGATACGAAAGTGATGGAGCCCGCCCTCCTCGTCGGCACGAAGGCATGGATAGACCCATCCGTCTGGCCAAAGGTTGGCAACGAAGTGATCGTCCACGCCAAGGGTGGCGTCGCGTGGCTTGGTCGCCTGGCTTCGATTGATGGCAACTCTGCGATCATCGAGCGGTTGACCGGCGGGTCGATGACGATACGGGATATTGAAGCTGTGCATGTCATCGTTCTCTCAGAGAGAGTTGCTTCGTAAAGCGCGCAGGTTTGGTGACCATGCGGCCTTGACAAATTTGTCGAATGTTGGTAGACACCCGACGTCGCTGTGGTGGCGATATGGAACTCCGGGTCTGACCAGCGTCAGCTAGTCTCCTCCCCGAGATAGTACGAACTGATTTCCCCACGACGCTAAGCGGGTGGTGCCGGCCTTCGGGTCGTCGCGGGGAATTGGTGCTTCTACTTCATGCAGAACACAAAAAACGCCAGCCGCATTATCTGCGGCCAGCGTCTTCTTCTCGGCGGGTCCCGACCTTTCGCTTCAACTCTTCTTCCAGCCTGATCCATATTATGACGCATCGTTTTCTACTCCCTTGGCCGGCACGCCCTGCGCCGGTAATTTTCTGTTTTAACGCTGTACTCTCAAATCATCTGCGTTGTTTACAATTTCAACATTACCATCTACAATTCTTAGCAGTCAATAAAATTGTTTGTATATTGTGCGATTAATTGGTAAGTAGTTGATAAATTGAGGACTTATTTAATGAGCCGACTTTCTGACCTGCTGTCGACGAAGGCCGCCGAGCTTGGAATAAGCCAGACAGACCTGGCCGATCGCACTGGGATGTTGCAACAGAGCATTAGCGCGCTCTTTAGTGGTGATGTTGCTGCGCCTCGTAAGTGGCGTGAAATAGCGCGTGAGTTGCAGATTCCAGAAGCAGTCATGCGTGAACTGATGATTGAGGCTGGACGAGAGTCTGGAAAAACAACGCGTTTGCCTCGAAGCATCATTCCCGTCACGTCGGAACAATTGCGCCGCCGGAAGGAGGATCTATCGACGATAGATGAAATTTTTGGCCCAAATGCACGAATTGATCCCACCAAGTTGCAGCAACCGACACGTCTCGGCAAGTTATTGCCGGTTCTTGGGGAAGCCGCCGGGGGCACCAATGGCGACTTTATCTTCAACGGGACGATTCTGGATTACGTCGCCTGCCCGCCTTCATTGGAGAATGTATCTGGGGCCTATGCTGCGTTTGTGAACGGCGAATCCATGTCGCCGCGATATCGGCCCGGAGAAACTGTATTTATCCATCCTGGGAAGCCGCCTCGTCGTGGCGACGATGTTATTGTTCAGATCCATCCTGATGAAGAAGACGCGCCACCGCGCGGCTATATCAAGGAGTTCGTTGGTTGGTCTGGCAATAAGCTAACTCTGCGTCAATATAATCCAGAATCACAATTAAGCTTTGAACGCGATGAAGTGGTAAGCATCCATCCAATCGTTCTGGCGGGCAAATATTAAATTTTACCATTTTGTCGTTGACATTGTAAAATGGTAGGCATACGCTCTCCTCACGGCCGCACCCTGGCCGACACCACGCTGCCGTTGCGCAGCACTTGAGGAGACGGTCATGAACATCAGACCACAGCATATCATTCTCGACGAAGAATACGTGCCCACCGCAGCTGCAGCTGCCAGCGCCGAGCCTTTTGCGAAGCCAGACCACAAATCCAAGGGCCACAGCAAGCCACGCCGCAATGAAAAAGTTGGCGGTGGCTTTTTCGTATTTGGTCGCGGTCGTCGCACCGGTCGCATCAAGACTGGCGCGATCTTGGCCGGCCGCATGCCGTTCGAGCACCCCTCCGAGGAGTCCGCAATTACCGAGGCGGAGCGTCTGCACGGCCTGACTGGCCGTCGCTTTGACGTCTTCGCACTCAGGGTTTCTGTCGGTGACGGCTACGAGCCCGGCGATGTTTTGTTCGGGGGTGACGCACCATGACGCTTCGCGATTTTCTCGAGGACGTTGCCGCTGGCATCGCGCTCGCGGCATTCGTCGCCGCTGTCACGATGTGGGCGACTTACGCTTCGCACCTTTCTTAGGGAACCGGTCATGGATTTCCTCTTCGATGAACTGCAGATCCCGGTCTGTGACAAAGATGATGTTGGTCTCCTGCTCTACGGCGTCGCTACGCTCAAGGATAATCGAGACGGCGATTTCTACGTCTCGTTGATCCGCCTTGACGGTGGCGCAGTCTTGCGCCGGCCGAGCTCGGTGAACAGCGCCAGCGGTTTCGAGGGCGAACTGTTCAAGCGCATCGCGAAGGTCATCGAAGACGACAAGACCACGTACGGCCGCCACGCGGCGCTCGAATGGGCGTCTCAGCGCGTCTCTCGCCCTCGCCTCCAATTGGTCTCCTGACCACGCGAAGTTCTGGCGCATTCGCTGCGCCGGGACGCTGGATCTCCATTTCTCAAATCAGTGAGGTGCATGCAATGAACGTGATGACGAAGACTATCTCGACGCAAAACCCCCGCGCGATAATCGGCGGAAACAATCCTCCGGAAGAAACGCCGATCGATGTTGCCGTAGACGCAAACGCCGCGGTCGCGATCGGCCTGCTGACCGCGCCTATCGATCCGTTTGCGGCAGCATTTGATGCCGTGCGCGTGAATATCGTCGACCTCTATGAAGAGGCAAAGCTCTGGCTTGACGGCACGCCCGTCGAACATCAGGACCAGGCAGACGCAATCAACACGTTGAAAAGCGCGATCAAGGCTGCCACCGCGGCAGCCGAGGATATCCGCGTGAAGGAGATCACGCCGCATCAGGATACCGTCAA